GATGGCCGCACCGGAAAAGCCGAGGATCGCGCCGCCGAATGCCCCGCCGATGGCAGTGCCGACAGCGCCGAGGACGAGCGTGGCCATGGAAAACTCTCAGCGTTGGGGAAAGAGGAAGGCGAAGGCGATGCGGCGGCGCCATGTCGGGGTCAGCGGTTCCTCGATCACGCCGAGCCGCTCGTAGGCATGCAGGAATGTGCCGGGGCCGGTCAGGATGCCGACATGCTTGGCGATGGCGCGCGGCATCATCCGGAACAGGATCAGCGCACCGGGTGGCGCATCGGCGGGTGTGATCTCGGGCATCATGCGGCGCGCACCATTGGCCAGAACCTCGCGCGGGCCGCTTTCGCCCCAATCGCGGCTGTAGGGCGGGATCGGGAAAGGTTCAGGCCCGACGACATCGCGCCAGACGCCGCGCGCAAGGCCAAGGCAATCGCAGCCAGCGCCCTTCAGGCTGGCTTGGTCGTGGTACGGGGTGCCCAGCCAGGACCTCGCGATGGCGATGACCAGATCGGGATCGGCCGCTGTCACAGCACCGCCCCTTCGTGGCCACCATCCTTGGTGGCATAACGCAGGACCGTATCCTGACCGGGGATGTTGGGGAATCCCCGGAAGTTGGCGACATTGGCGAACTTCGTCCCGCAGGTCGCGATGCGCTTATCGCACCCGGCGCGGATGGTGAAAGTATCGGTCCCGGCGATGGCGCGCACCGGGGCTTCCAGCAGGGTCAGCACGGCGACGCCGTCGACGAGGTCATGCGCCAATACCTCGGCCCGCCGCCCGGCGTTGGCCCCGCTGGTCCAGTCGAGGGTGCCGAAGGTGAACCAGCCGGAGGTGAAACCGCCAAGCCCTGATGCGGTGAAGGCGCGGTCGCGCAGCAGGCCGATAATCGCGCCAGTGCCTTTGAAGGCCGGGGCTTCTAGATTGACCCCGCAGCGCACATCCCCAAGGGCGGCGTCGCATGTCGCCTGAAATGTCCGTCCGACGGTCTGGCCGAGCACATGCGCCAACGACCGCACCTCCGCGACGAAGGCCAGCCGCCCACGCCGGATCTGACCGATAGCCCCGCGCCGCATCAGCAGACGCTGGGTGGTCGCTGCCCAGTTCACCCGCCAGACCTCGACGGCCGCATTGTCCCAGCGGCCGTCGAGAATATCGGTCTCGGTGATCCGGTCAGAGGACAGCACGCCTTGGGCGTCCTGCGCGTCGACGGAGAGGTCCGAGCCCGACCTCACCTCCGAGGCCGCAAAGCCGCTCTCCGGCTCGAAATCGGTGCCGTCGAATGTCAGGGTTCGGTCGTGGTCCGTGAAGCCAAGCGTCGCCCCATCAGCCCGCACGATCCGCCAGCACCAGGCCAGCGTCGTCGTGCCCTCGTCGAGATGGGCCTGAAGCGCGGGCGGGAGCGCTTTCACTTGCGCCCCCANCCCCGCCACAGGGCGACCGAGGCCAGCCCCGAGGAAATCACACCCCCGGCGGTGCCGGTCAGGGCATAGAGATTGAAGGGACGCAGATCGAAGCTGCCGGTCACCAGATCGAAATCCGCCAGCCCGGCCATGGCCAGCCCGGAGGCGGCAAGACAGGCCAGATAGACCAGCCCGCGCGCGATGTTCCAGTTCATGATGTTGCCTTTCCATTGAAGAATTCCATGAGCCGCTGCCACCAGGAAGGGGCGGCAGGGGGTTGCGTCGGCAAGGGGATCGGCACCGGCGTGTTCGTAGGACGCAGCAAAACCAGCGCCTCTGCCTCGGACAGTCGCCGAATGGGCCGCGAGAAATCCACCCGCCCATTGCGGTCGACCGTCCAGACCGGAATGGTGCCGGTCGGATAGCGGCCATCGCGGAATAGATCGCGCTCGGCCTCGCGGCGCGTTCGGATTGCGGCGGGCCGAAGCCAGCCCATGAAGCCCTGCGCGGCGGCGCCCCGGTTGCCCGCGTTCAGATGGCGGGTCAGCGACGCTTTCGCGATGCCGCCGGTGTTGTAGTGGAAACTGACCAGCGCATCGAACTCGTGCGGCTGCAGCGGCACCTTCACCGCACGCAGCACCTCGGCCTCGTAGGCTACGATGTCGGCGCGGAAGAGCCGGAACGCCTCGCGGATCCCGGCGTCGAGATCGAGGGGCATGCCGCGCGGCATCTGGGCCGGATCGGGCAGACCGGCGGCAGCGGTATGGCCGATGCCGAAGGTCCAGACGTTTTTGGCATCAAGGTAGGGTCCAGGCACGAGTCCTTCGTGCCGGACAAGGGCCAGCAGCCCCCGGTCTGTCATATGCATGGGATTACCCGAAGATGGAGGAAAGGATCAGGATCAGGGCGGCAATCAGAAGGCCGATACGCAGGCGGTGGCTGAAGGCCTGTGCCGGATCGGCGGCATCGCAGCGAATGGCGCGCGCAAGGCGGAGAAGTTCATGCATCGGGGGTGCCCCCTTTGCTGCCGCGCAGGCGGGCGAGCACCACCTCGATGAAGGCAGGGCCGAAGACACCGACCAGATAGGCGGCAGACCCCGCCGCACCCCCGGCTGGGATCGCCTGCGATGGCAGGCTGAGCCAGGCGGTGATCACCGCCATCGACAGACTGCCCATCCCGGCCGCGATCAGACCGCCGAGCAGGATGTGGCGCAGGGCATCGCGGAGCCGCATCCGCGTGGTCAGGGCGTTGGTGGCCCCACCAAGCGCGCCCCAGGCGGCAAGGATGACGGCAGTGGAGGTCGCCAGATCCCGAAGTGCTGTTGCGATGAAATTGCTTTGGTCATCCATGACAGCACCTTGGCCAGCGCAGGGCGGCTGCGACAGTGAGCGGGGACCGTGGCCCCAGTGGGGCCGCGTAAGCCCCGCGAACGGTTTCTTCGTTCATCGCCGGATCTCCAGCAGCGGAATGGATGCGATGGACCCCAACCGCTCAAGGTCGAGGGTGACATCGAGCATGTCGGTGTCGAAGCGGACGGGCACGTCGAACTCGAAGCCCGCCGTGATCGCGACGCCCGCGCCGGGGGCGGTGGTGAAGGTGACGCTGCCGGTGGTGGTGTTGACGCTCCAGCCGGTCATCTGCTCGACGCCGTTCAGGGCAAGACGGACAGTGCCGGTCACCGGCTTGGCGATGGCGCGGGTCCAGCTTTGCGCGCCGGAGGTGTAGCGTTTTAACAGGGCGAAGGTGGTGACAGCGCCATTGCCTGTGCCAACGGGCTGGTCAGTCGGGGCGACTGCCTGAGATGGCAGGCAGGACTTGTAGTCGGCCCAATCCTTGTAGCGAAACCCGTGCAGGCGGCCATTGCGCGCTTCGAAGAAGGCCACGACCGCCGCCAGATCGTCGGCACCGCGGATGCCATAGGCGACGTCGTACCGTCGGCGGCTGTTGGCCCAGCTGGCGTTGCGCTCCTCGTCACCGCTTGCCAACTCGACGATCTGCGTGCGCCGTTCCGGCCCGCCGCGCGCACCGCGGCTGATGTTGTCGGGGAACCTGACTTCATGGAATGCCATCACATGCCCCTCCGCCCGAGCGACACGGCGCGGGCGATGTCGGCCGCGACCTGCGTGCGGGACTGCCGGAAGCTCTCCGCGTCACGGGCCATGATCGTGACGTTGACCCCGCCGCTTGCACCGTAGCTCTGGGCCTCGCGACGCGACAGCACCCGCTCACCGCGCTGGAGGATCGCTGGCACCTCGTCATGGCGTAGCCCCGCCATGCCGCCTGAATGCATTCGCGGGGCGGCGGCGAAAGCCATGGCCGGGACCAAGCGTGAGGGTCCGGCCGATCCAACCATCCCGCCGGCATGCAGAACGTTGGCGAAGATCCCGCCCGCGCCGGAGAACACGCCCGACAGCGCATTGGCGATCGGCCCGAGGATAAAGCGCCGGGCTGCGAGCTGGGCGAGATCGGCGAGCAGCGAAGTGACCAGATCTCGGAAGTTCAGCTTGCCGGTCTTCACGAACTCGCCGACCGCGTTCTCCGCCGACTGGAAGGCCCCGACGAGGCTCTGGCCGATGTCGCCGCCAATCTCGCGCGCCTTGCTGGCGTAATCGGAGAGCGCTGCGGTGACGGCCTGCCAGCCGGTGACGGCGGCCTCGGTCGTGGGTTCCGCCGCAGCAGCGGCAGCCCCGGCCGCCGCGCCTGCATCCGTCGCGGCGCGGCCGGCATCTCCGAGCGCCGTCTCCAACCGCTC